GAAGCTATATAGATGTATGTTAACTCTAATTGACAGCACGGGTGAATACCATTGCACAGTGACTATCCAAGGTCCAGTGGGGCAAATACGTATTCACGATTTGGTATGGTGTCCCGCAGATAGACAAGACCTGTGGGAAATATACTACTGGGAAAGTTACACAGTGCTACAAGGTGGGTATCACTGCTGTTTTTCAATTCCGGGTAAGGTAGAGTTGTTGGATTCGTTGAACCCACGGTAGAGTGTGCGCTAGCATCATTATGAACCACATTGAAGTCATAGCATGGTCTGTGCCGCACAAGTGACTGGGCCAGTATAGACTGTGCAAAAAACCCAAGAAAAACAAGGGAGCTGGAGCAAGTGTTAGTATGAAGTATATTGTACGCATGAAGATATTTATAGTAAATATTTCATGATGCTAATAAAATACCAAGGAAATTGCGGATCAGTGATAGACTGGACAGCAGTGATCAACAGTCTAGACTCACAGGGCAACGGCTCAATGGAAGCCAACACTGTATCAGAACTCAATCAACGACTGCACGAAGCACAGACCTTGAAATTGCATACAGCAGGATATACTCTTGCAGTGAGCCACGGAGTGACTTTTTACTACTGGGAAAGAGGTGGGTTTGATCGCACAGTGCTTGAACAGTTTGGCAAATGGGTCAATGCTGACATGGTGTTTGCTTGGATTTCTGCGATACAGCCCGGTGCTTGTGTGCCACAGCACAGTGATTTCGACTATGATCGCTACGATCAAGAGATCACTGAAAACAAAGCCAGACTGACTCGCTGGCACTGCCACATATCGCAGGGGGAGTTTGGGCAGGTTTTTTGTGTGGAAGATCAGTGTTTTTACATGCAGCCAATGGGAGCTGTGTATAGTTGGCACAACCTGGATCTTGTACACGGTGGCTCAAACTTTGGATTGACTACCAAGTATCTGTGGTCAGCTATAGGATACGCTAGAACATAGTTGCCCAAATGGGTCTACAGCTCTAAAAAATTGCGGCGTAAAAAATTTGGGTGGAGTACTTATCATTTCAGGGTGGTGATTCTTGACCCCATAGCTGCTAGTTAGCGCATACTAACTTAGCATATGCATGCCGACCACCCCACCATGACCACCGACCTGGTCAACCACCGAAGGTCATCAACAACGATTCTGACCTTGCCGACTCTGGCAACGGTATTCCCAATTGGGCATCTGATCGAACAAGGTTTGACCTTGATTGATCTTTGGATCGTAGGCAGTGTCTCGACGATCGTGTGTGGCGCAGCCCGTGCCCGCTAGCACTGTGCTAGCCAGCACTAATACGCTGCAACAACGCTGGAATGTGTTCATTGATGTCCTCTACTTGATCTAGTTGTGCTGCTGTCATAAGCTCACGCATGACCACAGCACGGTTCTTATAGGCTGGAGGCATAGCGTTAACCATAGCATCCACTGCTTCTATGCTGTCACAGTTCCATAACAGTGTGCATATCTGCACGTCCTGAGCACTGAGTCCTTGTATATTGATCATGCCATGCTCTTGAGATAGTCACACATGTTTGACCATGTGTTTGCAGGTACCTCTATACGTGAAGCCGGGACAGCTACACGAGTCTTCTGTGACTGTGTATACTTGCCCACTACTACCAACGACTGTGTGTTCATTTGATGCTTTCTTTGTGTTGAATAAGTTTGAGTTGCCTGGGACGAACTTGCGTCCTCTCCGGTCGAATCCCTTGATGGGCTTCTTGAAGTAGAACGGTGTAAGCTCGTTGACTTTTACATAAGCTACTAGATTGTTACCGTCTAGCAGGTATGTGTGTGCGGGGAATTGGCCCCCTGTGGTCTCTATGACTGCTTCCATTATTCGTAGTAGGCGCTGTTACGCAGGCCCAATGTGCCGCAATACATAATGCCTAGACCCAACACACTCACTGCCAGGCTACTCAGGAGCTCTGTGTCAGTGATGCTGTGCTCAACACCGCCTACACCAAACATAGTGAGGATTAGTCCAAAAATTGTTAGTGCTGTGGCTGTTGAGGATTTCATATGTGCTCCTTAGTGTGTATGTGTTAATTATACGGCCATTTAGCCAAACTGTCAACCAAAGACCCTCCAGGGCCTCGGGTTAATCCAGTCTGCTGCCGCTGTAGATGTCTTCGATTCCCAGCTCTTGTTTCAGCGTGATTGCATAGGCAGTTGCACCGTGCTCTGCTGCGTCAACACTCTGACCGTGCCACCAGCTGTTCCAAAGTTGCAGTCCGCCGGTGTAGCTCTTGCGGAATCCCACTGTGGTCAGCGCCTTGCCCAACTTGGAGTTGCTGCGTACCTTGTAGACGTTGACCCAAGCAAATCCACATGCGCCCCCGTCTCTACCACCAAAGTGTTTGTCTGAGAATGCCTGTGCTGCTGCGCGGGCTGCTGCCATGGCCTTGTCGTGGGCGGCTTGTACTTGCGTTGCTTCGATAGTTGCTGTAGTCATTTCGTCTGCTCCTTTGTGTGTATGTGTGTATTATACGATCAAACACCCAAAGTGTCAACCAATAACCCTACACTGTGTAGGTGTTTGATCTGTGTGTCTGCGGGTTGGTCCCAGAAGCGATCATCCTGCTTGACAGCCGCCATGACTCGTGCTGTGATCCCGGGATAGGCGATCATGATTCTTGAGAATCGATTATATAGCTCTTGACACTGCTCCTGGGTCAATCCATGCTCTGATCGTGTGCTGCGAGCCTGGAAGGCCAGTAGGGTGATCAAGTGATCGAGGTCCTCGGTGGGCTGTGTTGTGCCCGATTTCAGTGTGTCAAATGTCATGTTCGCTCCTTGTTGCTATGTGTTAATTATAACGCACTTTCGCCAATCTGTCAACCGGTTTGAGTGTTGCAAAACTGCCACACTTTGAGGGCATCACCGCGCAGTCCCATCAATATGCCTTCATAGTCCCTGTATGAGCAGAAAGCCCACTTGCGCTCTGGACGATAGACATAGAAGTCGTAGTCCCGTTGGGTGTTGTGCTGAGTGCAGATCCGCTTGGCCGTACTAGCCAATTTGTAGTACTTCTGCATGTGTCCCGACTGCTGATCATAGACTACGAAACCCACGGCTGCTCCTTAGTAGTGTCGACGGCCACCGCCGTGACACTCTTGCACATAGATAGGACCTTGGCCTGGTGCGCTGTAGACCTGACGCAGCACACAGGTGGGTGGCATGTGATCATGTCGATGACCTTGATGCACAGGCTGTGGGTGGCCATGCTGTGGCTGTGAATGAGGCTTGGAGAGCTGGTAGCCAATCAAGGCTCCTATGGCCACGCCCAGGACATCGCGCTGTGTGATGTCTGCATGGGATGGAACTGCTATCACAGCGGCTACAGCAACAATGGCGATTTTCACGTGTTTCATTTTGATTCCTTTATGTCAATACCTGTAGTATAACACCTTTTCATTCACTTGTCAATCACTGGTCTCACCCAGCTAGGCTTGCGCCTTCCACTGCTCGCGACTGCTTCCCAATTTATCGTCCATCGGCACCCGTGGTAGGGCCTGCGATGCGCATCGGCCTGACATTCTAGTGTCAGTGATCCTTGGGATAGGACTGCTGGGCCTTGACCTGCCCAGCATCAGGAAATAGGTGGGGATGTTTGATAGAATAAACAGTTTTGAACCTGCCCTACCGTGCCGTCCACGGACTTGTCTATCAACCACATTACAGGCCAACTTGATCCGGCGTGCTCGTCCTCCCAGAGGCTCTGGGTGATCTGCTTTCGTGTATTCCAAGTAGAGCCTAGCCGTCACTAGGAATAGTTCTCTACTTGGGTACCTACCGGAGTTGGTAACCCCTAATCTCTAACTGTCTCTATTGTAACACCAGTTGCTCAAACTGTCAACCAAACGCTTTGTATAACCCTACAAAGCCTATGGCTAATGCAATCACGTTTACCGTAAACTGCGGCAAGTTGCGAACACGGACAGTCCATGCTAGGAATGCCACTGTTCCGACGAATGCTGCGATAATGTTGTAGGGATATGCTTCGGGCCCCATCGCGTTCAGCACATGCATAAGGATGATGGCCACTGCTCCGGTCCACTGTAGAATGTCATTTGTTTTGTTCATGTGTGTATTATAACACTGAACTGCCAAAGTGTCAACCGGTTTGGGTGTTGTTTTTCTGCAACAGATCGGCGCCGTCTTCTTGGGCCACAACCACCCGGCATGGGGTGAGGTTCTGGTTCAATCGCTCAATCAGGGAGTCTGCATCTGTGCCCTGTGCTAGGAACTGATCGTCACTCTTGCGATAAGCGAAGATCTGTGTGCCCTGTTGCTCAAGTTTGACATCAACCACGGTGTGATCCTTGGTTCCCTCGACATCATCCAGCTGCCATTCCTTGGATTGGATCTTGATCATGGCCCGGAGTAGGTCTTCTTCCGTGACCTTCAAGGCCCGCAACAGCTGACGGAATCCATCGAGATGCACGGTCTTGGCAGAATGCCATCCTACGATGATCCCTAGAATACCTACGATGATTAGTTCTATCATGTCCATATTTATATTATACTGGGTTTTGGCACAAAAGTCAATAAAAAAGAGACCCTACATTACATAGGGCCTCTATAAAGGTTGCTGATTACCGGGAGCGAATCGGATTATTCAGCAACAGCTTCTGCCTTCGCGACAGTAGTTGTAGTTACCTTGGCAGCTGTGGCCGAAGGGTTCTTCTTGACTACGTATGCAACAGCAGCTTCGATAGCTGCGTTGCCCTTGCCAAAACCAGTGGCAACCATATGCGCACCGATCTCTGCCTTGGTCATCTCATGTGGAAGATCCACAAGCTGTACATCCTGGTGACCATTCTTGGCCAGGATCTTGACACGCATGGTGTCATTGGCGAAGCGGACCTTGGTCTTGCCTTCGTGTGTTGAAACGCCTGCTACAGCGAACTTTTTATCTGTACTCATATCAAATACCTCTCTGTGTGTGTTAAAGTTATGCCAACCAATTCAGCATGTTATTAGTATAGCATGTCTGAACCAAACTGTCAACCATTCATTTTACCAAATTAACCTGGATGGTGACACTCTGTTTCTCGTCAAGGGCGGCGATGAATTCGTCGTCAAAGACCAGATCCTGCATGGTAAGATCGATCATCTCTTCGACCCTAGCCATATCGGGTTTGCCTTCCCCAGCACAAACCACGTTGAAAACAAATTGATATTCTCTCATTGCCATCTATCCTTTGCTAAACTAAAGTTAACCAGGGCTGAGTCACGGAAGAATACATTGCCGTCTGTGTCCCAGGCCCATTCCGGCACTGCCCGACCCGCCTTCTTCAGGGCCCATGCTTCGTGAATGAAGCATCCCGGCCCATTCATCTGGGTCATGTAGCACCGCATGTCGTAGAAGGCCACAAGGCCACGGTCACGAGCATCGTCACCATACCATGCTCCCCCATTGGTTCTATGGGTCCAAGTGCCGTGTCCACTGTAGCGTCGATCCAGTTTGATTACTTTCATTCTGCGATCAAAGCCTTCTTCTCGACGCCATCCTTGATCCATTCAGTGAGCTCTTCTTGCTCTTGTGATAGGTATTCACGGATGGATTCACTGATACCAAATGCTTCGTCCAGCTCAGGATAGTTCTGTTCGATCTCATCGGCACCCATGCCTTCGAGGTTCAGCTCTTCATCGCCACCGTCGCCGTAGACCCCCGCGTAGCACATACCGCCTTCGTAATACATAGCGTTGACACCAAAGCCCAGGGCCTCTAGTTTCTCATAGGCACCAATCGGAGGTGACCAGGCTGAATCAAAGTAGGTGTGTAGCATCTTGCCATCTGGATGCACATCAGTGCTTCCCTCACAGCCTACATCCCACTTGGTGCCCCATTCGGCCACGCAGTAGTCATACCAATCTTTGTAGCCGTAGAGTTCAATGTTTCGAGCCATCTGTGCTTCGTGTGCGGCTTTCTCATCGCCACCTACACAACCTGATACAGTGTCTTTGAGTTCTTGTGGCACTGGACAGAACTCTTGTAGGAACTCTCCACGCAACAGTGCGTCGCGGGCTCGAGTGATCATTGTGGGATCTTCGTGTGTGAGTGTTAGGTTGTTGTTGCACCAATTAGGCATATTCGCTCCTTTGTTTAGTATTACTATTATACAACCGATCTTCGATATTGTCAACCAAAAGTTTCTCAAGTTCTGTGGCACTTTTGCCACATATCTGTGCCACGGTTCGTTCGATCTTGATCCTCGCGGGGAGGCTCATGGGATCTTCCAAGGCCTTCACAGCCCGTTGAATGTATTCAAACTCCTGTGGGGTCATAGTCTTTTACCATTCTATACAAAGGGTCTAGTTCTTCTACATCTTCTAATTCGTAGCCACCTGTGGCCCAATCTACCCACTCAGTGTGAACTGGTTCGTGGCACCCGTCCATGAGTTGCTCAACGGCTTCTTCCTCAGTCTCTGCAGTGACTTCGTAGTATTCGCCCACGATGGCATTGCGCCAAAAGGTGAACTTCTTCATTAACGCCAGTCCTTCTTGTCACCGTAGAGTTCGTTGTAGGTGTAGCCCGCTTGATACTCTGCTTCTTCTTCAGCAGTGAGTTGATCAACACGCGGACCTGAGTCGCCTCCCATACCACCGTAGTGTGGATCCCGTCTGCGACCGTAGTAGGAATCAGCACTGCCACGATCGTAGAGGCAACCGTGTTTGCCACGCATAAACTGCCAACCACGCAGTGCGCGGACCACAGCCAGTTGTTCTTCATCAGTCAGTATGTGCAAATACATTCATCGCTCCTTATTGTCTATACTGTAAGTATAACATCAATCAATCAATCTGTCAACCAAAATGACTAAAACCCTTAGGGGCTGTAGGGTTATTATAGTTGACCGTGTGTGAGCAATTCTGTTAGGTCGGATTCCAGACTGGCGAGAACTGTTTGAATTGCGTTATAATCGGACAAGCGACAATCGGTTTTATACAATAACTGACTGGCAGTATGTAGCAGATTAATGGCTTGTTTAATATCGGATATTTGTGCTAATTGCGACATAATAGTATTACAGTTGTTCGATTTGAGCGGCAGCAAAATCTATAATATACACACGGGTATTTGGCTGCACATTATAGGCAGCGCAGGCAACAGAGGCTGCTGCGAAAGTGTAGTAAAATTGGATAGCTTGCGTAGCTGTGTTAACGATTGCGTACATGGGGTGCCTGTTTGTTGCTAAGTGTTAATTATAGCGCACTTTCACCAATCTGTCAACCGGTTTGGAAAGACCCTACTTGCGTCTGGGTTTCAGCAGAGCTTGCGCTTCTTTGCGCAGTTGCCCAGCTTCCTTGTACTTGCGATCAGCAGCTTCTTTCATCATGGTCGATCGGGCCTGGGCCAGCTTGCTGCCGCCGAACTCACGATCCACGTAGTAGGCGATCAACCTAGCCTTGATCATGCTGGGAAGGTCCATGCCGTAGTCCTCGGGGCATACGAATTGCACAGGACAGGTGCCCCAACCGCCGTACTCTAGGAACTCTGCGTAGTAGCGCCTATGATCCTTGTTGTAGGGATCAAAGGCCACCAAAGGCCTAGCAAAGAAGGCCAGCTTGCTCATCAGCTGTTTATAGTTGCATACGGGCTAGCGTCTTCAGCCTCTACACCAACTTCCTGCAACCATCCCAAGACCTGCTCGATGGGGCACTCCAACATGATAGCAATCATCCTAGGTGAGTGACCTTCGATGTAGAGTTGTTCGATATCATATGCGAGATCACTCATTTAGCTGCCTCTTTCATTACCTGTTGAACTTGACTAACGCCCTTGTCTGCCACGCTGGCCACACCTGTGATTCCCACAGTTGCCACGAAGATTCCAAGGAAGAATGCTACAAGATGACTCATCATGATTACTCCTGTTCGAAGTTGGGTTGGGGGTTGTTGCGATTACGGAAGTGATACCAAAGCATCTGAGGGATGCCCATACGCCAAGCATACATAAAATCCATTACAATCATACCTGCTACGAAAGCTAGAATCAGTTCCATCATTGCCGCTCCTTCTTTGTTAATATGTGTATATTATAACACCAATCTGCCCAGATGTCAATACCTAGATTACACGCACACGTAAGCAGCGGGGCCTGTGGCTAAAAAGCCACAACCCCTGGCACTCAAGCCGTCTCGGCCTCCGTCTCATAGATCACTGTCTGTCCAAACGGTGCGTTGGCCTGTGTGTTGCCTTTGACAATGAATATGGTATCGCAGTAGTCCTCGTTGCCCCAACCACCGCAGGGGTAGCCGTCTGTGAACATAATGAACTTCTTGGGTTGGATACCATTCTCTTCCATAAAGGTCCAGTTGACTTCAAAGTCTGTGCCACCACCACCCTGAGGCTCATACTCTTCCAACTCGTGACTCTCATCGTGTGTGATGGTCTTCCAGTTGTAGATGTCTGTGTCAAAGCACCACAGGTTGATGCGGTAGTCTTCGTACTGGTCCATAATGCCTTTGATCTCGCTGAGGAATGCAGTTGCATCTTCTTCACCAATGGAGCCTGACATATCAATAGAGATAGCCACGTCAATGGTAGTTGCTTCTTTCATACCTGGCAGGATAGCACCTGAATGCATACTCTTGCGATTCACACGCTGAAAGGAGTAGTCGTTGCGAACAATGCTTTGGATCTCTTGTTGCACCAACTGGCGCCAATCGATCTTAGGCTCAGTCATAGACTTGATCATACGCATAATGCCTGCAGGAGTCTTGCCTGCACCAGCGGCCGCGGCACTTTGGATCATTGCTTCTTTGATCTCTTGACGCAGGGTTTCGGCTTCTTCTTTGCTGAGGCTAGGCTTAGACTTACCGTCTTTGGTCTTATCATTACCAGCACCAGCACCTTCTTCTTCTTTGATATGCTCGTCTAGGAGTTCACCCAATTGCTTGAGCAATTGATCCATAGGGATCTTCTCTGCCTTCTCCCAAAGCTCATCATAGATCTCTTCCCAGGCCATGCCGCGATACTTTGGATCGTAGCAGATCTTCACTTCAGTGATCTTCTCACCAATGCGTTCGTCTACAAGGATCTGGTTGACAGCGTAGTCTTGTGCGATGTTCGCCAATGTACGATCTCTGCTACCGCAACGACCAAAGTGATCGAATATGGCATGACAGATTTCGTGTGCGAACAGGAACTCTAGTTTCTTAACGGAGAGCTTCTTAACGAACTCTGTGTTATACATAAAGTCACGACCGTTAGTTGCGGCTGTGGGGCACCAGTCATCGCTTTCAATAAGGCGCATACGAGTGGCCATATTGCCAAAGAAAGGCGCTTTGAGTAGCAGGCCTACTCGGGCAGTTGTAAGTTTCTCTACGATTGGGTCCATATGTCGCTCTCCTTAGTATGTGTATATTATAGCATCGTTTTACACATCTGTCAACCAAAAAAGGTGGGCGGACAAGCTCTGAGAAGCTCTCCGCCCCTGCTATGGCGAGGTCTTAATTCTCCATGGCACTCAAAACATACTTGCCAAAACGCTTGTGGAACTCATCGAAGCTCTTCATCTTCGTAGCGTCCAAGGGCAAGTCATAGTTGGTAAGTGCAGTCTTAGCACCCATCACAACCAGCTCAGTTGGGAAATTGTCCATCATATAACGGAAGAAGCAGTCTGCCATAGCATCCCAACCCTTGGCCTTCTTCTCTGCCTGATCCTTCAACTCATAGCACAGGCTAACAGTCAAAGAATACATCGCTGACACTTCTTTGATCTGCAAGTCCTTGACCTTACCGCTGAGGATGTCCTCTGCCTTGGGCAAGCGTCCTGCGATCTTGCGGTGAGCCATAAACTTAGTAGCCAAGCCATCACCTACGGCACCCGCAATCAATGTTGCCAGTGTGTCGTTGTCGCAGTCGTCGTCTTGCAGGAGATCGCTGACGAACACCCAAGAGCGTGGAGTAGCAAATGCCTTTGAAGGGCTCTTAGGATCAAAGTCATAGAGGTCTTGCTTGGCAAAGCCTACATAACCTACGACCTCTGGATGCACCTTGTTCAAGGTAGCCCAGTCTTGGAAGTCATCAAAGTCTACCTTCATCTCCAAGTGGACGAAGCGGTTAGCCAACGGAGCAGGCATACGATATGTCACGCCACGATCGCCTTCACGGTTACCTGCGGCAACCACGTCAACACCCTTGGGCAATTCGTATGTACCAACACGACGGTTCAGGATCAACTGATATGCCGCGGCCTGTACAGCAGGGGGTGCAGAGTTCAACTCATCCAAGAAGATGATCGCAGTAGACGCTGGGTCTGTAGGCAGTTCTGCAGGAGGTGCCCAAACCATCTTGCCCTGGTCTGCGTTGTAATAGGGGATGCCCTTGATGTCTGTGGGTTCCCACAGGGCTAGTCGAACGTCAACGACTTCACGGCCTGCTGTCTCGCCAATCTGCTTGACAACATCGGATTTGCCAATGCCTGGAGGGCCCCAAAGGAATGTAGGACGACGAGTTTGGATCGCCTTACGGATCGCCTTCATAGCACCCTTAGGACCTACTTGACGGACGGAAATATCTGTGCTTTTTGCCATTTTAAGACCTCTTTAAGTTACCGGTTAAACAATTACTTTCTCAGTATCATAAGTATAACACCAAATCGCTTTGCTGTCAACCACTTATCTTCACATAGTTCAGCTGTGTTGTTTTATTGCCACGCTGTGTTTTGATCTTGCCCTTGATCCTCAGCTCCCCTTCTAGCTCCTTGCCGAACCAGAAATCCACGAAGCTCTCACCCATACGGGCCGTGATCTTGTGCTTGTTGTAGTCAGGGTTGAAGCGGGCGCTGATCACAGTGATGTCACCCACGATGTTATCCCCGACAGCACCCTGCAGCTGTTCCGAGGTGTAGATTTCACGTTTGAGCTCACTGTTAGCAGCATCACGCACAGCCACTGAAGGCAAGCATGAGATCACAGCAAAGTCGTAGATATCACGCCCTGTGAACTCTTCTTTGGCGGCCAGCTTCATTGCAGTCTCTTGGAACTCATTGAGTCGACCTGCGATGGCCAGGAATGTGTATGATTTGAAATGATTACGAGCAGTCTGCCCCGCAGCAATGTCTGCAGCAGTGACCAGAGAGTAGTCACCCCGAGCAAGCCAGTTCTTGACCAAGCTCTTGTTGGCAGTCTTGATCTTGACACCAGCCTCAGCTGTGTCCCATTGATCTTCTTTGAAGTACCCCTCGTTGATACGCTGCGCAGCAGCAGCACAACCCCAGACCTGATCAGCAGTGAATATCATTGTCGCTCCTTGCTTGTTCATGTGTGTATTATAACACTATGTATCCAATCTGTCAACCGGTTTGGAGTGCCGGCCGGTGTGGCAATTACGCCACACGATAGTTCTTCCACCCATTGTGATCTCCTGCTAGGCGACCTTTGCGTTTATGGCACATTGGGCACAGCTCATCTAAGTTCTTAACACGGTTGTCATTGCAGTTACCATTCTTGTGATCTATCTCTGTCATGCCTATTGCCCAAGGAGCTTTCTTGTAGTTAATAGCACAGGCAAACCCTAAATGACTATCACTGTTAGAGCAGCGGCCAGTCTTGAATGGCGTTACCCCAGGAGCATGAGCATGCCGTCCATAGCTGGCTCCTTGGCAATGCCCGCAATGAATTCTCCAGCGTTTGTTGCCTTGCTCATCTTTGTGACTATAGGTTACAGGCTTGGTGCAACCATGATTGATACACTTGGGTCTAAATTCTAAAGTTGTCATCATGCTCTCCCTGTTAAGTTAGAGCTAGTATACTGTCGTTATACCGAAGTGTCAACCAAAAGAAAAAGGCTGTTGTATTTCTACAACAGCCCCAAAAGACGCCCCGGGAGCGAATCGGCTTGTCTTTGTGGAAACTCTATTACAGAGTGATGCCCATTGCTTTGGCTTTGTAGCCTAGAGCAACGATTTCGCGGCTTGGTTGACCCATCACGTATTCTGTGACTGTGACACCGTTGCCTGCCTTGCGGGTGTTGCTGTAAACAGCATAACCGTTCTGCTTGATGCGGCTAACTTCTGCGCTCAAGTTGCCAACGCCCAAGTCATGCTTGGCTTTGGATGCTGTCAAGGCTGCACCGTTGTAGAGTGCTGTGAAGACTTTGAAAGTCTTGGTTTCTGGATTGAATCTCTTCATTTTTAAGTTTCCTTTGTTGTAGGCTGTTCTTTAACAGCGTCTTATTATAATAACACCTGCTGCTCAGCAATGCAACCTCAATCCTTCCGTTTAACGGAAACATTTGCTCGAAAGAACGTGCCCATGATCACCACAGCACCCCAAGTCCAAAACGTGAACTCAATGGCCAGTACAGGGAACAGTGTGTTCAGACTCCAGATCACCAGCCAGGGGCCAATGGCGATCAACACCACAACCACGGCTATGGCCAGGACCAATTTTAACATAGTATCAAACATTATCAATCTCCTCGATTTCTTGTAGCCGTTTCAAATCAGCTAGTTCTCTATCAATCAACTTCTCCATCTTCTTGGCACCCGTGTTGCTGGATCCCTTCTTGTACATCTGATGGTAGTGCTCTGCACAGTAGCTCTTGCCTGCTATGCTCTTCTGCCCGCACATCTTGAAAGGCCACTTGATCTGCTCTGACCCGATGTACTGGCACTCTTTGGCTGAGCCCAATCCTGTATCTATCATGCCATACCCTTCATAACAGTTACACGAGCCATATTCTGCCAGTTAGCAGGGAAGCTCTTCTTCAAGTCTGCACACTTCAAAACAGTACGCAGGCTCAGCTCTCGCATATGGCTACGGTTCTCAAGGATGAAATTAACGATCTCATCTTTAGCCGTTTCCTCAAGCTCGTATGAATCCAACATACCATCTTTGACGATCTGCTTGATACGCAGAACCTTCTCACGGTCTGTGTCCATACGCAGGTCAATGAAGTGACAGCGTGACTCTAGTGCCGCCAAGTGCTCTTGAAGCTTCTTGCTACGCACATTCTCAAACTTCAAGTTGGTGATAAAGATAGCACCACCCTTGAAATCAAACTTGTCAGGCACTCCTTCTGAGCGTAGCACACGGCTGTCAGTGTTCCACGAAATAGTACGCTTCTTTGAAGTGTCCAAAGCGGCCTTGAGAATGTTGAGTGCAACGTCGTCCAAAAGGATTGAGTCACAGTCATCGAACACAACAATGTTCTTGGGATCGCTGAACTTGTACAGTTTGGAGTAGAGTCCAATTGCTGACATAGCACCTTTGACAATCTCATACTTGGGCTTGCGCTGGCCCATCATATCAAACAGGTCATCTTTGGCAAGTACTTCTTCAACACCAAAGCTCTTGCCTACACCTGGAGGGCCTGTGACAATCATAGCACGAACGTCACCAGTTTTCACTGCTTTGGTCATATCCTTGAGGATCTCAAAGCGCAGTCGTGTACGCTCGATGATCTGCTCATCAGTTTCGTCTGCGACAGCAGAGTCTGGCACTTTGACCTGTGTGAAGTCTGTAACAGTAGCATCGTTCTTGCCAGCCTTGGTGGGCTTGGCAAGGGCCTGCAACATTGTAACCCCTGCTGGAGCTCCTGCAATTGCTTGAACATCACTTTGGTTGCATCGTACCTTACAGGTCTCGCCGCCACCCTTGATGTTGTAGCCTGAACGGGCCTTGATGTAGCCTTCCCAACCATTGCTGGCTTCGGTGACAAAGTCCCCTACCATATCCAGTTCAATGCCTGGGTAGATCTGATTGCTTTTGGCACCGTACTGACCTTGTGCTAGTGTAATACGCATAGTTTTCGCTCCTGTGTGTGTTGTTAACATAGTGTCTATTATATGCTCAATTAGGGAGTTTGTCAACCCCTAATTAATTACCCTTCAACTGGAAGGGCTTCTAGTGCATCTTTAAGGGCCACAAGTCCGTTCTTTACCAGACCGTCTGTGTCGTAGACTGCACCCGCATACCATACACCGTCTCGCATCACGTAGTAGTACTCGCCACAGCAGCCCTGGACCTGCTCGAGGAACTCTTCGAATGAGTGTGCAACTGACCACGGAGTGCTCTGCAGGAACTCATTAACATCCTCACCCTGGGCTTCACGATCTTCGTAGAAGTTCATTTCTTCCAGTGTCTCTTTGACGCCACTGTTGTCCCCACGTGCGATCAGCTGATTAGCTGCTGTGGAATCGTAGTGGGCCAACAGGATGCGACCTGTGTAGTCCAAATAGCCATCATAGTGGCAATAGACGCTCTTGCAGACATCGCCATGCATGACTGCTACTCTTGATCGTGTACCCATAAGTTTCGCTCCTTATTTGTTTGTGTAAGTGTGTATTATAACACGGGCCGGAGCCCGTGTCAACCAATACTTTAAATACCCTGGAACTCTGTAAGGGCTTGTTGTGCGTCTGTGTCCAGCATACAACGATCCATTGCCGTCTGCTTCTCACGTGCAACTGTGGCACGGTAGGCTTCCAGCTCTGCGACCTTTGCTTCCATAGCAGGCCACACAACATCAGAAGGGTTCAAGTAGGGGCCAGTGTAGTCCCGCTTTTCTTCTTTCAGTGTAATCTCGCCGCTGGCAATGCCTTCAAACACCATGCCCCATGTAGGCTGTTCAGGACGGCCAGTAGGGCCAAACAGTGCCTCTGCTTTGGCTTGTACTTTCTCTCGGGCAATCTCGTTTAAACGGTTAACAAAATACTCACGCTGTGCTTGTTCCATTTTTCGCTCCTTCTGTGTGTGTAAGTGTATATTATAGCACCAAACCGCAGGGCTGTCAACCCCTGTTTAATCGCCCCTGCAGTCTGTGTTCAGCTCTGGGCGCAGTGTACGCCGTAGTTCTACTTCCCGCTTGTGTGCAGCCGCTTTGCCACGCAGGGTCTCATGAACTAGTACTTCTATCTCGCTCTTGTCGTTCAAAGAGCGCAGGGCCCGGCAAAGCAGCCAGTCCTTGTTCTCTTTCTTGGCACGATAGAAGTGCTTGGCCGCACGAGCCAGCACTGACTTGTTAATAGTTGTCTCTGTTTTGGCAGTGACTCCTATGTAGCTAGCACCGTTGACACGCAACTCATAGATGATGTGCGTACGGTCGACTCGCTTTTTACGGGTGGGCTTTTCTAAGTTCATGTGTATATTATAGCACCAAAATTCCAATCTGTCAACCGAATCCTAAAGCCCTTACGGGCCTTAGGGTCATGCGTTCTGCATGTACGTATTAATAAACAGTTCCCCCACATCGCAGCTCACGTAGGTGTCTCCCTGCATGCCCTGCTCGCTGTAGCTGACATCGCTGCTATCAAAGCCCATAGTTGTAAGCAGTGCTTTAAGCTCTGTCATAAACAGCTTGTCTGTGTATATAAGACCGTGTTTAGCTGTGTCCCACGTTGCTGCTGTAAAGCGCACACGCAGCTCGCCAAAGCTCAGCTCATCGTTTGTGTATGCAAGTTGCAGACCTGTGACCTCTACTGCCTTAGCAGTGCTGCTCCAGTAGCCCTTGCCGTTTGTGTTTAGTGTTGCGTTAACTTTGTACATGATGCGTCCTTAACTTGCTGTGTTGTAAACTGGGTACTGGCCCGCCGCGTCGTAGTACCACACACCGTTAATTAGTGTGTAGCCCCTCTTGCGGAACAGTGTTGCGTAGTACTTGCTGTAGTTAAATGCCATCTCGCGCTCCTTTGTTGCTAAGTGTGTATTATAGCACAGGTTCACCAAAGTGTCAACTGCTGCGCAAAAGCCCCTAGGGGCTGCAGGGTTATGCGTTAACTAGGTATTCCTCAACGTTAAGTACTACGTCCTCAAGCCCGCCCTCAGCCCACTCCTGTGTAAACTTTTGTTTAGCACGTTCCAAATTGGCAGTGCTATCGTATACCCCTACGTTGTAAAACTCGTATTCGTTGTCCCCCAGCCCCTGCGCTTGCAGCACGTACATTGTTTGCATAGTTTTCGCTCCTATTGCGTGTTTAAAAATGTATTATAGCACACACTCGCCAAAATGTCAAGTGTGCTGCACAATGACCCTGATCAGCGCTGGGTCTCTACAAACTGCATAAGCTCCTCGTAGGTGCTCTCATACGCATACGCAACGTCATCGCTAACTGCGTCTGTCTCTAAATTGTCTCCCACGTACTTGAGGGCCTCTACAAGCGTAAAGCCTGTGTCTCTGCAATAGTTTGCAAATACTACTAAATGATGTCTTGACATGTGTTTCCTTGTTAAAAACGTATTATAGCAGCTTAGACCCAAAGTGTCAACCAAATGGGAAAAGACCCTAGAGGGCCCTGGGTTTCTCAGGATTCTCGCGCTCTCAGCCCCTCTCTAGCATGCTGCATGCTAGATGGTGATCCACTTGACAGCTGCGCACACGATCACAGCACAGCAGCACAGCCACACGCTGCAGGGGCCACAGCGCACCAACGTCTGAATGGATCCCACGGGTCCATGGGATTGGGCTGCTTGTACACTGTGAAGTCCCTGTGCTGCTGCATGCTGCGGTGATGGCCAGCCCTACTGGATTCGAACCAGTGGCCTACAGCTTAGAAGGCTGTTGCTCTATCCAACTGAGCTAAGGGCTGCTGCTGTTACACTGTGGTGGTGGGCCCCCCGTGAGTCGAACACGGCACCAATGGATTATGAGTCCACTGCTCTAACCAACATGAGCTAGGGGCCCGAAACTTGTTACATGTCCTTGTATCCCTGGAGTGAATTCAGCTCTGCAGCTTCGTTGTCAGCTGTGGCACGAACTCCTGTAGCTACGAAACGGTGAAGATCCTCCATGCGTTCCTGGAACACCTCTGGTGCACCTTCAGCTGCACGGTTCATGTCCCAGTCTGAGGGATAGTGACGCAGCATACTACGGGCTGTGTCTCGAATCAATTTTGGTACTCGGGGAGTGTGCTGTGAGTTACAGAGATCCATCAAGAACCTCCGGGTCTGCACAACAGCACGATATCTTTCATCAGGTAATGTCATAGGTCTCCTCAGAGGTAGCTGCATATTGGGTTCACGGCTGGCAGATAAGATTCTTTTCTTCTGCATGTGTATATTATACGATAGATTTGATATCTTGTCAATGATTTTTGGCTGTTTTAGTATATACAGCAGCGGGGCCTATGTCAACATCCCAGTGTGCTAAGGCGTTATTATAGTATGAACAGACAATTCAGACTCAGTGTGTTAGAATCGTGGCAGCATTGCCACTGTGTAGATATGGTTGCACGTAGACTCAGAGCTGATCGTCACACTGTATACGACATCTTACACACATACTACAAGCTGGTATAAGCTAGTATACACATACATAGCACACGAACCCCTGCAGCGGGGCCACTGTATACGCATTGGTATCCAGTCTAGAACGCTGATCCAATGGTGAAAATGGTTCAAATTAGACTGATCCCATAGTAGAATCTCGAGTGTTTGCAGAGTCAAGACCGGTGGTTGGAGAGGCTATGCTCAAATGGTCACACTTTTCCACACTTTATTGCACTTTGTCACACTATTCTGCACCATTTCAAGTCCCACGGCTGCTTTAGCGGCCTCTATACGCACGACGGGGGTCAGTAAATCACACTTTTCTGCATTTACTGTGCATTTATGTGTGTAAACGCATATACGTGTATACTGTGTGATCCATTGCAGCGGGGCCTGTATACTATAAGGGTCTACACCAGAACCACATCAGGTATTGTGCTAGTGTCCATCCACATTAAGGGAAACCACGCCCGCACTATGCGAACGCTGCGTGTGATGATCACTACACGATTGTTCATCAACACAGTGAATCGTTCACCCTGTGTGTCCCAATCACTGCGTATAGTGTACACTGTGTTCATATTGATATTTACTGTGACCCCCCTGTTTATGGCAGTGCTAGCTCAGTAATTAATCTCTAGTGCATGACTCCATGCCAATACCAAACCCATGTGATCATCAGGGCTATCAACACTGTGATCTCAATGAATTCTCCAATCTGTGATCTAGTCATAGTCATCTCCTTGTGATATTTATAGGTGTCCACATTCATATCTCTAGCGGCCCGCATGCCATTAGACCATAGTCCATACAGTACCCGTGATCATGCCCACTGCAAAACACGCTAGACTCATTACAACTAGTGTTGTTACATAGTATAACTCATCCATTACTACGTGTGTGAGCCATAGGGGATATGTTACTGTAAGGTCCTTCCATTCCAGGATCAGTCTTGTACGTAGTATATGCATCATGTATTTAAATACATTCATGCCAAAACTTGCAGCGTTTGCTTCCAACTCACAGCCCATGCATTGTTACGGTATACTTAACACGGATCTAGATCATGGCGGACATCATGCCTGGTCTTGGGCACAGACTCACCAGCTGGTCACAGAAGCTCATTTGAATCGTTGCAGATATTGGTTACCTGTGGGATCCCAGTTAGAGTCAGAGTTTGTGCTACGTTATACAAGTATCATACATCGTGTACCTGAAGAGGACTATGTCTAAAAAATCTCTACAAAATATCTGCGCTGCTGCTTCGCAGCCAGTTAATCATGTGGTGTGGGATCACTCAAACACAGAGTCTGTGACAGTGTTATAAATACAAACATGCGTATAATAACTGTTGCTCTAGTACTTGTTCTCAGCGGATGTGCCTCAGTGCAATCTTGGGTGCCTTCATTCTGGGATGATAATCAAAGTGCTCGTATCGTGGATGTTAGACTGGCTGTGGATCGCTTGGATTGCAGTCAGCCTCAGCTCACACAGATTGCAGTGATCCGTGATGACCTACGTTGGTTTGAACTCTATAGCACCAGCAAGGGACAGTTGCAAAAGGATGTGTTGAGATTGATCGCACCCATGCAGGCCACTGTTCAAGACATGTATACACGCAACACTGGGGGCACAGCCAGCAAGACCTACTGTGAACTCAAAAAACAAATAATGACACAGCAGGCTGAACGCATTGCTTCAGCTGTGCTAGGGAGATGGTAATGCAAGATCAACTACGTGAATTGGCTCGTTCAGGACCCCCGTGGGCACAACAACGTGCTGCCCAGGCTCTGCAGTTCATGGACGCACTAGCTCGTCAAGACATCACAGAAAGCGAGTATCAAGAACTCATGCAGGATTTGGCTCGCAGTGATGCCCTGAACGCAGAAGCAGATGACGTAGAAGTCAAGAACCTACTTGTGGCCTGCATAATGATTGGAGCTAAACTAGCATGAAAATAAGTGAAATCGTCACAGAAAACATATTCACCTGTGACTATAGATTGGTCATGGACGCAGTTGCTAGTCTATATCAAGAACACTATGATGTGGACATATGGTCAAACGCAGAAGCACACGATGCTGCTGCACAGGTCTTGATGAAAGAACATCCTTCATCAGAAGAGCTGGAGTTTATCATAGACACACAACAACTGCCAGAACGCTTTCAAGGGCTGAACTTTCCCCTCAACGATGACATCCTAGGCATCAGCACCCAGGACACAGGATTCACAGAAGCTGTGCAAGGACCCGAAGGTGCAGAACAACGCATGCTGGACCGCATGGGCAAACGCTTTGGATTACCCCCAGGGTCTAGTCAAGAACAAGTACAGGCAGCACAACAGGCTCACTTGGACAAGAACGATCCTGATGCTGCTGCACAGTACAAACAGAATATGGCCAACATAGATGCTGGGGGCGCACAGGCTGACAATGCTCCGGTGAAACTAGCTCCCAAGGCTGCACCTGCTGCTGCTCCAAACCCAGATGCTGCGGGTGGACAGGCTGCTGCCAAGGCCAACAAGAGCCCGATCGCTATCATGTTGGCACAGCCCACCATAGGCAAGAATCAGGCCCTGCTAGACGTTATTGCCACCACAGTGGGCCTACCAGCTGGGTCAAGTGCTGCTGAGATACTGGCTGCTGATGACGCTAGGAATGCCAAAGCAGGTGGTAAGTATGCGCCAGCAACAGAAAGCATGGGCGGTGCAACAGATTCAAAAGGACGCACACAACGAGAGTGGTTACGTCTAGTTAAAGCCAAGTTTCCTGATGCCAAGATTCAACAGGCCAAAATGATAGATGGTCCTATTCGTGCAATATTAGCAAATGGTAAAACATTGAATTGGAGCAAGGCTCAATCAATGGTAGATGAAGAGCCCGCTTCAAGAGCTCTTTGTACATCAGGCAAGCCGGACTCAGCTCTAGGTGCATCGCAGTTGGCATCTTGCAAGTCGCAGGGCTATCGCAGCCGTGATGGCGGTAAGACTCACAAGGTGGGTGCAGATAGAATCGGCGTCCGCGGCAAGAAGATCAAAGGTAAAAAATACGGCGGACCTTTACCTGATTGGAGTTGAAGTGGCCGTGAATCCCACAGATCTGCTCATAGCACCCCCAACCATTCCCGACACGCGATTTAAAAACTCAGTGCTCATGCTGACCCACAGCGACGAACGAGGAGCTCACGGACTGTGTGTGAATAGACCCTTGGACTACACCCTGGAAGAAATACTAGCCCAGACCAACATAGATCACAGTGGGCTACCCCCTGTGCCTGTGTACTGGGGTGGACCCATGGGCCATCACAGCATATGGATGCTGCACAGCTCAGACTGGGTCTGCAGTGACACTGTGATGATCACATCGGCCTGGGCCATGACCAGCTCACTGGAAATGTTTCATTGCATGATGGACCACGATACGCCACGCCATTTTAGACTGCTCATGGGCTATGCAGCATGGGCACCGGGTCAGTTGGATCAGGAGATTGAGGGTCAGGGGGTATGGCGTCAGGAACATTCATGGTTGACTGCCCAAAACCTAGGCCCTGAATGGCTGTTTGAACAGCCCGTGGACGAACTATGGTCTAACGTGGTTACTCTGAGCTCGCACCAGGCTGTCGATAGCTGGCTGTGAATCGTTCTGATTTGCTTTGGCAATAGATACACATGGTCACACCCGGCACAGCTTCTCTACGTGCCAGAGGAATATCTTCCCCACATGCATCACAGAATTCCAGACTGGGTTGGCTGCGTTGCAGGGCCAGCTTTTGACGCACTGAGTCCAGGGCCTGTGCTTCACGTATGAGGGCAATGGCCTGGGCCTGTTCTCCCTCTTCGCTGTTGCTGACATCTAATTGATCTAGTTCATTGTTCATTTGCTGCTGTCCTTGATTGTGGTTAATAGTTGGTTGCGATGATTCTTGTACTTAGTCCATTTGTCCAAAAACCAATCCCACACTGCGATTTTAAAGAACAAGCTGAATATGATGGTCCATGCTGCGATCTGTAGGTACAGTCTCATGGGCTCAGGCACAAATAGAGCTGCGATGTTCAACAACACACTGAACACCAACAGCCGAGCCCAGGTGTCAAGACTGCTCCAACAGTAGCTTAAAAAACGCCAAATTTCTTTCACGATTCAATGCCTTTGCGTATCCATTGTTGTAAAGGGTCATAGTCCAGGTGAGCCCAGTCAGTGTTCTCATCCAAGATGTCTATGACCATGCCTGTGCCTTCTTGGGTTCTGCGGATCATGTCATCCAGCACACCCGCACCATAGGCGTTGGCACCATAGCTGCCCTCACGGCATCGATACACACTGCCTGAGCTGCCTTCAAACTCCCAAGCACCGTCGACTAATACAGCCTGGGTGATGCCTGAATTCAGCTTCCAAGAGTCTCCTCCAGTGTAACTTCCCGACCAGGAAGCAAATACCTTGTAAATGGTTTCTTTAGGGTCAGCGATGCGTATCACGCACCAACGATCTGGGGTATATTCACTCATGTTGTTCTTCCTGAAGTTGTTTTAATGTCTGCATCAATGCAGGTGCCTTCCAAAATAGTAATCTCACCTTTGGTACCCTGTTGCTCTGCTTGTCTAACCAAATTTCGCATGTGCTGTTTTTGCATGTCCAAACTGGCCACACATTGGGCTTCATTTTTGTAGTATGTTTTGCCCTGCATGAACTCACAGTTGCCATTAAGGCATATAAACAGCACGGGTATAAAGATAGTCATTGTTACACCATTTCATCTATGTTGGCACCCTTGTTAGGATCTTTTGGGCGCATCTGTTTTATTTCTTCCTGTCTATCCTCAATCACTTTGAGCTGTTGCTGTTTGATTGTTTGTTGTTGGGTCAGCTTGGCCAACTCAATATTATGAGCTATGGCTGGATCAATTTTGCCTACTTTCATTTTGCAAACCTCGGCATGACATTATGTCCTGTGTATTGAAAACTATCCAGCATGGGCAGCAAGTCAGCTAACTTATCACTAGGATGTCGTTGTATCAATGGCTGACGATCACCATCAGTCAACATGAAGTACAGATTCTCTGTGCCTTCTTCAATTTGATATTCAAAGATATGTTGTAAGTCTTCGAGAGTCATTTTCGTAGTCCTAGTGTATTTCTATATTACCGGCCAAGACAATTCGCTCGTCTTGGGACACGCACTCGGGCACCCCGTGATCCAACCACCCTGGAAATATGATTAGCATGCCTTCTGTAGGAGTAATGCTGTGATCAATGGATTTAAACTGCAAGGGCGTGGGCGGATCATTCATCTTTAAATAATAACAAAAACTAAATGCCGATGCAAAGTGATTATGCAGATTAGCATGATCGCCAGTGTGATAGATAGCACCCCATAACGAATTAATTGAATACGAATAGGGCGGCTGGCGACTGTAATCAATAGGGTTAAGTAACTTAGTAATACTGTCCACTACACCAACACGCAGCAAATCAAAGAATTGATTGTATGGGGGCTGTTGATGATCAATGGGCAAGAGCCATTCGGTCATGTCTGCTTTAATATTAGTTTTCCTGCCCTGTCTATCGCCCTGGGTTCGTATTAGATCAATTAGAGCAGCGTTGACTGCATCAGCGTTTTCTAATATGTATGTGTTAATTAGACGTGTAGTGTCAAACACCAGCTTATCTTTCATTCTTCAACTCCAAACTGTTGTTTGATACGCTGATTGATAGCGTGAGCAGTGTGTATTGGTTCAACAGTATTAGTATTGTTCTTGCCAACCCAAGTAGAACACGCCATACATTCTTTTACAATCAACTCGGCGAACTTTTGCATATTCTTGTAGTTCCCACCAATGCCCCATCTACCTACCTTTATATCCTCGCCCCAATCGATTAATACACCAGCCTGTCTAGCAAGTTCTCTAAATCGCTCTTCGTTCATTCTTCAACTCCGAAATGTTTTTTAATCGCAGTAACATATAAATTGCTTTGATACGCTCCCGCTGCTTTTTCTTCGTATGATGCCCCTTCGTTCATACACGCCTGAAAACATTCCTGAATTATCAACTCGGCGAACTTTTTAGGATCGTCAATCGTATATTGTGGCCAAGTGTGCTGATTGCCACTATCATAATGACCACCAGCCTGTGACCAAAGTTGTCGAATTCGTTCGTTCATAGAGAGCACTTATGTTTTGAATACCATAGGCCTAGTATTCGTATGCGACTAAAGCGATCAAAGCAGTTTGGGCAATAGAGTCTTGCAGTGGGCCATTTCATTCTTCAACTCCGTGATATTTCAATTGTGGTCTACGCCACAGTAACCATCCAATATACAGACCCTGTAGCCATCCAATTGCTAGACACATTAGTAATACCAAATCGTTCTGTGTCATAGTTCAACTCCAAAATGTTTCTTAATCAACTCCACAGCCCGCCCACGGCTGATCATATCACGCAACATAGGACTCAATGCTACACCGCATTCCTGCACAATCAAATCGGCGAACAAGTCTAGGCCTTCTTGATCCGGATTATCTTGTATGCCAGCCTGTTGTTTAAGTTCTAGCAAGTTCAAATCTTTTCTCCTGCTTTGAAGCCACGGAATCGCATAAAGCGTGGAAAGCGTAGACTGTAGGTGCCGTCTTGATTCTGTGTGATAGCATCTGCTCTGACTTCAATCACCTGTCCGTCTACCTTACACTGCCAAAACTCGTCACGGTCCTTGTCCGTAAAGCCAGAGCCCACGTTTACTTTGATCAGCTTGCCGTCTTCTGTGCCCTCACAGACCAAAGCACCCATCTTGCCTACATTACGGCCTGTGCCTTCTTCTGTTTCAATCACAGCAAGGCTGACTTCAATAAAAGGCTTTTGTTTGAGCCAAGCCACGCTTCGCTTGCCTTCCCACTTGCCGTTGGGATCTTTGATCATAATGCCCTCAAATCCCTCAGCCACAGCCTGCTTGTTGTAGTCTTTGAACTCGATTTCATCTGTGAACACATCTAGATCAAACTCTCGTTGTACAATAATATCAATGCAACCTGAGTCTGCAAACAGTTTGGAAAAGTTCTCACGTAGGAATGCACTGCGGCGCTTCTGGCCCATTACACTGGCTCCTGCTTTGAACTCAGTCAAAGGCACGATATCAAACAGCATGAGTCGAGCATCCTGTGCCTGTACGTTTTCCTTGCGATGCACTTCTTTCATCAGGGCCTGGAAGCTAGAGCTAACTACTTCACCATCAAACACATAACTACGGCCCCAATTGTCCATGTTGTCTTCAAAGGCCTTGACAATGTGCGGAAAGTTGACCAGTTCTTTGCCATTGCGAGTGTACATGGTAACCATACGGCTTTCGTAGTCTACCACAGTCAACACACGCACACCATCCAGCTTGGGCTCAACCAGTTTCTTGCCTGTGATCTTGCCTTCGTGGTTGGCGCCATCATGTGCCAGCATGCATTCAAATACAGGCACAGCATATTCAGGCTTCTTGCTCTTTTTAGCCACGGTGTTCACAGTCTTTTCTGAAACACCACAGCGAAGATCTTTGATAAGGATCCTACGATAGAACCCATTCCATTGTGCTTTGGTAGCCACATCCATGGCCAATTTAATAGCATCACGTGCGGCGTGTCCTGTGAGTGTTCTGCGATACAGAGCATCTGCCAATTCTGAGAAGTTGGTCCAGCTCAGGCCTTGCCCGTCTGTGTCGCTCTCTGGAACCTGCTTGACACCAAAGGTATGCAGTTTGTCCAAGCACCAGCGAACTCCTTCAAAGAATTCGTCTAGGCCTTCTGTCATTGCTTCTGCAAGAACAGCTTCTTTGGCCAAACGGCTGTTGTCTGCTTCAAGTTTGGCAATGATTGTTTCGGGCTGTGTTCTCACTGTCTGCTCCTAGTCTGTTGTAATGCTAATATTATAGCATCGAACTGTGGAGTTGTCAACTGATATTTTGGATTGATTATCCTAAATAGTCTGCCCAGCTGGGATGGCCTATGTGATACCCTCTGACCCTGCGTTTGGCAACTAGATCCCAAAAGGTAGGCTTGTAAGGAGCGATCTTTGGTTTCATCTTGCCCACATGAGCTGCCTTGCGATAGTTACAGTGCTTGCAGGCCGTGGTGGAGTTTTCCCAAGTGGTCTTGCCGCCCAAGCTCACAGGATGCACATGATCCAAAGTGGCATTGGTTTCTGTGACATTTGTGCCACAGTATTGGCAGGTGTAGGCATCACGCAGAAATATATTGCGTTTGCTTAACCTCATAGTGTGCTTGGGTTTTTGATAGGTGTTCAACATGATCACAGCAGGCACGCGAGTCTGCCATCTGGCACTGTGGACTATCCAATCTTCGTGCCATTCCAAAACTTTGACCTTGTCCAGAACCATGTACCGTATGGCTTCCTGCCAATCTACCACACTCAAAGGTAATAGGCTTACAGGTTGCATGTCTGCGTTTAATAAAAGGGTGCTCATCGTGTATTTAACTGCGTATTGATTACACGACTATTATATGCTCAGATTACAAAGAAAACAAGAGCCTTGACAATAATTATTAAACACGCTATACTTTAATTTTGTACAAAAGGAAATCTATGTTAGTACCAATGGTAGTTGAATCCACAAGCAAAGGCGAGCGGGCCTATGATATTTTTAGCCGTTTGCTCAAAGAGCGCATTATCATGCTGAATGGTCCTGTGGAAGATCATATGGCCAATCTAATTGTAGCCCAATTGCTGTTTTTAGAAAGTGAGAATCCAGACAAGGAGATCAGCATGTTTATCAATAGCCCGGGTGGTGTTATCACAGCTGGTATGAGCATCTATGATACCATGCAGTTCATTCGTTGTCCTGTTGCTACCTATGTTATGGGACAGGCCTGTAGTATGGGCAGCTTTCTAGCACAAGCAGGAGCAGCAGGCAAACGTCATATGTTGCCCTATGCTCGTCATATGATCCATCAGCCTTCAGGTGGAGCTCGTGGCATGCAAAGCGACATTGAAATACAGTACAAAGAGATCACCAAGATGAAAGACATCTTAACCAAACTCTATGTCAAACACAATACCGCAGGCAAGACCTATCAAGACTTCGAGCGTGACATGGATCGTGACACATTCATGAGTGCAGAAGAAGCATTGGCCTACGGCCTAGTAGATAAAATAATTGAGAGACGACCATGAACTTACAGACATTAGGCAAGATAGACAAAGGGTGGGGATTCGAATTGGTGTTTGCCAACAACGACAAATACTGTGGAAAACTTTTGGTGTTCGATCGTGCAGGAGCCAAGACCAGTTTGGTATTTCACAAAGAAAAATACAAGAGTTGGTTCATCAACGCTGGCAAGTTTCGAGTCACTTACATTGATGTAGCCACAGGTGAAACCAAGGAAGCTATTCTAGAAGAAGGCAAAACCGCAGACTTCGGAGCTCTTGGGCCGCATCAGATCGAAGCCTTGGTGGCCAATAGTGTGATATTTGAAGTTGGTACTGCTGACTACATCGAAGATCGTTTCAGACTGGCCCCCGGTGATACTCAAAATGCAAAACCAGTCGTCTAAGATTAAATGGACCACTGATGTCCCGCCGGTACAGGACCTGGGTTCTAGTGTTGAAGGAATACCGTTCTACGATAGTATAAACATTGCCCCTAAGTGTGTTATAGGCCTAGACCGAGATGGGGTTATTAATGTTGATCGCGGAACATACACCTTTCGTCCAGAAGATTTCGAACCAATACCTGGTAGTCTAGAAGCCATGGCTAAACTGCGTAGAGCGGGTCACAAGATTGTTGTTATCACTAACCAGTCTGGAATTAGCAAAGGATTGTATACGTCAGCCGATGTTGAACGTACACATGAACATATGTTTCGATTATTAGGTCAAGCAGGATGCCTTAGTATAGACGGATTATTTTACAGCAACACTAATTTAAAAAGTGACGTATTTGCTAAACCAAATGTCGGAATGTTCAAACGATGTGAAGATGAAATCAAACATATTAAATTTAACAAAGGATACTTTGTAGGTGATAAAATGTCTGATCTCAAAGCAGCACATAAAATTGGCGCAATACCTATTCTAGTACGAACTGGCTACGGGCTGGAAACAGAGAAAGACTTAAACAAGTGGACCTATCGAGACATCAAGAGCAAGACCAAAGTGTTTGACGACCTTGCAGCGTTTGCAGAATCAATACTTTAATAAGTCTTATTAAATGATGCTTGAAGAGCTGTAATTAGATCTTCAATCATACCGTCATCGTGGAACGGAGTGGGAGCAATACGCAACCGCTCCGTGCCTACGGCCACTGTGGGACTGTTGATTGGCTGGATATAGATGTTGTGTTCGTTTAACAGTTCGTCACTGATGGCTTTACAACGCACAGCTTCACCTACTAGAATAGGTACAATGTGTGTAGTAGTGCATTCCATGGCCGGTATACCAGCTATAGCCAATCTATGCTTTAACTTTCTAGCACGTTCTTGATGTTTGTCTCGTATCTCGTTGTGGTCTTTGAGGTACTTGACCGCAGCTAGGGCTCCTGCACAACTCACAGGGCTCATTGATGTGGTGAATATAAATCCAGCAGCTACAGAACGGATGGCGTCGATTACCTCAGCATCGGCAGCAATATAGCCACCTTGGACCCCATAGGCTTTCCCTAATGTACCGTTGACTATGTCAACACGGGATTGTAGCCCTAGCTCTTCAACTTTCCCACCACCGTGGGGTCCATAGAGTCCTACCGCATGTACTTCATCGATGTAGGTCATAGCACCATACTTGTCTGCTAGGTCGCAGATTTCTCGGATATGTCCTACGTCGCCATCCATACTATAAACTGATTCAAATACAATACAGGGCACATTGCCTGTGAGTTGTATGCTGGTTAATATATCTTCTAGGTGATTGAGATCGTTGTGACGGAACACTGTTTTAGGTGCTCGGCTGTGAACCATGCCAATGACTAGGCTGTTGTGGTTCTCACTATCCGAAACAAAATGTATGTTGGGTATGATTTTACTTAGAGCGATCAGTGTCCATTCGTTGGCCACATAGGCCGATGAGAACAGCAGAGCTCGGGCCTTGTTGTGCAGGGTGGCTAATTCGTATTCTAGAGCCACATGATAGTGGCTGGTACCTGCTATGTTTCTAGTACCGCCTGACCCCGCACCTGTGTGGTCTAGAGCGGTGTGCATGGCATCTAACACAACTTTGTGCTGCCCCATGCCCAAGTAATCGTTGGAGCACCAGTTTGTGATGCTCTTGATGTTATAGGGCCCGTACCACATGGCTGAAGGAAACTTGCCCTTTTCACGGATAATATCGTTGAACACACGGTATTTGCCCGTGTCTTTGAGTGTTTTGAGTAGATTATTAAAGGGAGCTTTATTGATCATAGTCAACTATTTACATAAATATTAGACTGGGAGTAATAATGGCAACAATTAACTATTGGGGATTATCAAAGAAGGGATCAGTGACTGTTAACCTAACTGTTACCATAGATCAGTTGATCACTGCCATTGCCGCTGACGAAGTATTGTCCACAGAATATTATACTGTCAGCACTATGAATGACTTCAGCAAAAGCAGTCTAACATTTGGCGACAGCTCTACCACACTAACACAGCTGGGTCTAGTAGATGGCGGCACAGTCCTATGCACCACAAATCAAACAGGCAGCAAGCAAGAACGACAGTTACAGAAATTAGCCATAGCTGCTAAAACTAGAACTGTTGACGGATACACTAGAGCAACACTAGATACCACACAACTACCAACCTTGTACAGCGGCAACACAGTAGTAGACAACGCCAATGTAGGAGGCCTAGTTGTTGGTCGTCCTTGGACGGCTGTACCCGCCGCCAATCCGGTATTATACCTAGATGCAGGTAACGCTTCTAGTTATCCGGGTTCAGGAACCACATGGACTGATTTGAGTGGGAATGGCCGTGATGGCACATTGACCAACGGACCAACTTATAGTGCCACAAATGGCGGATCTATTGTGTTTGATGGTACTAATGATTATGTTCAATGCACAGGTTCTCTTACAGTAACGGCAGCAACATTTGTAGCATGGATAAGAAGAAACGGAGATCAAGGCCAATATGATGGTATTTTGTTTTCCAGAGGAACAAGTACTACTGGAATGGATTTTCACCTGTCCAATCAACTTGGATATACTTGGAACAATACTGTTTCCACTTATAATTGGCAAAGTGGATTAACCGTACCAGATTTGACCTGGTGTATGGTTGCTGTTTCTGTTACCAGCACATCAGCAACAGCATATCTGTGTCAAGCAAGTGGAATTACTACTGCCACTAATACCGTCAGTCATACCAGTAGTGTTCTAGACGATATAAAGATTGCTTTTGATGATGCCGCAGCAAGATATTTTACTGGCAACATAGCAATAGCTCGACTTTATGACACGGATTTATCGGCTGGTCAAATTTCACAGCTCTTCAACGCAGACCGAGCAAGATTTGGAATCTAATAAACGGTAAATATACTAAAGAGAGCGTGATATGACTATACAAACAATTAATATCGGCAATGTGGGCGGTTTGGTCAACGGTCGGCCTTGGAGTTAATTAAAAGAGAGAACACATATGAGATTAGCAGACATCATGCGAGACATCGCAGACTTATTAGATCAAAAGCAAGGACAAGGTGCTGACCTAAGTCAAAACTCGACCCAACAGCGTATGACTCCTGTTGAGGTAGATGAGCCAGACCTAGATGACGAGCCAGTGATGGTTCCTGCACTGCAACAGAAACACGAGCTGCTAAAGAAAGTGGCGGGTGTGCCAAGTGCATATGATGATCAAGACACGAAAGAAACGGGTGAACTAGATCGCATGCGTAAGAT